AATTTTTCTTTTGATATTGATGAATTGACACCAGAAGAACAAAAACAATTGGAAATTGAAAAAAGAAACGTTATCAATGCAATTATAATGGGTAAAGGAAAACGTGGACAATTTGCTTACCAAATGTTTAAAGACAGATTAGATGCAATTGATCCAGGACTATATCCACTATATAATAAAATTATGGGTGCAAATGATTTAATGTATTTCACTGATGAAGATTTAATTGAAGCTTTGGGTGGAAATGCTGCTGGTGCCGCTGGTAAAATGAACGAAAATGATGACGACGATGATGATGAAGACCAAGGTGGTGAGGAAGATAGTAATGACACTTATTATGCAAACGGAGTTATTTTTCCAATCTTACTTCACGAATTATTTAAATCATTCTCAATGATTCAGTCAAGAGCACAATGGAAAGATATGGACCCAGAAATGGCAACACAAGTTATTTCACAAACAGATACAATGCAAAATGAACCAATGAATTTCCGTGTTGGTGGTGAATTAGTTAGAAAATTAAGAACTTTATTACCAGATGAATTAACACTAGATCAAGATGGTAAAAAATATGTTCCGTTTTTTGAACAACTACTTTATAGTATCCCGGCTGAAGAATTTTTAAAAGATGTAATTGCAAATGTTATTTCTGATGAAAAATCAGATAATGATAAAGCTGTTAGAAAATTTAATGAATTATTACAAAAAGCAAAAGCAGAATACAAAAAATATAAAGAAGGTGATGACGATGATGATTATGAAGATGAGGACGAAGATGATGATATTTTAACTAGATTAGGATTATAAGATAAAATATTAAAATAAGATTAAACCCCCTTTTATGAAAATAACTGGGGGTTTTGATATTTATATTAAAATATCTTTATGGCTTTAACAAAAGAACAAGTAATGTTGGAATATGTGAAGTGTATGAGGGACACCCCATACGCACTAAGAACATATTTACAAACATATGATAATACGGTATCAAGATATGTACCATTGGAATTATTCCCAGATCAGGTTTCTTTATTAAGGGATTATGAAGAATATGAAGAAAATATTGCGTTAAAATATCGTCAGGCCGGTGTATCAACAGTAACTGCCGCTTGGATATCAAAAAGACTTGTATTTGCAAAAAAAGAACAACCAGAAAAAATTCTAATTATTGCCAACAAACTTGATACATCAATGGAGATGGCAAATAAAATTAGAGCTTTTGTCGATCAATGGCCAAAATGGGTTGGTGCTGGATTTTCTGTTGATAAAAATTCACAAAGACATTATAAATTAACAAATGGTTGTGAAGTAAAAGCAGTAGCAACATCACGAGATGCCTTGAGGGGTTATACACCAACAATTCTTGTTTTTGATGAAGCCGCATTTATCGAAGCTGACGGTGATTTCTGGGCTGCTTGTATGGCATCACTATCTACCGGTGGTAAAGTAATCGTTGTGTCAACACCAAATGGTTATGACCCAATTTATTATGAAATCTATGACCAAGCGGTAAGAGGTGTTAATAATTTTAAAATATCAGAAATGTTCTGGTGGAAAGACCCAAGATACTCAAAAGATTTGTTCTTGGTACCAACTGAGGATATGGTTGATTATTTGTTAAATAAAGATGAAAAAGACCACTCTGGAAATATTTCATTTGCAGATACAGACCCTTATGAAAGAGATTATGACGTAATAAAAGAATATTTTTCAAAAGGATATAAACCATGCTCAACTTGGTATGAGAAAATGGTTAAAAAACTTAAATACGATAAAAGAAAGATTAACCAAGAGCTTAACTGTGAATTTCTGGGATCCGGTGATAACGTATTTGATTCAAAACAACTTGAATACATAAAAGAAAACACAATACAGGACGCACCAAATAAAATGATGGGTAATTCATTATGGATGTGGAAAGAACCAGTTGAGGGTCATAAATACATTATGGGTGTTGACGTTTCCCGTGGTGATAGTGAAGATTTTTCCTCAATTCAAATTGTTGATTTTGATGATAGAGAACAAGTATTAGAATATGTTGGGAAAATTCCACCAGACGCTTTGGCTGAAATTGCTTATAAATGGGGTTTAATGTATAATGCTTTTTGTGTTGTTGATATTACCGGTGGTATGGGAATTACAACTGTAAGAAAAATGCAAGAATTAGGTTATAAAAATCTCTATATTGATGGTGTTGATACAACAAATATTTGGTCATATAACGCTAAAGCTCAAGATAAAATCCCAGGTATAAATTTTAATAATAAAAGGGTACAAATTATTGCTGCTTTTGAAGAATATGTAAGACATAAATTTAAGATTAGAAGTACAAGGTTATATAATGAGATGAACACATTTATTTATATAAACGGAAGACCAGATCACCAGAAAGGACAACACGATGACCTTATTATGGGAATATCAATGGCAATTTACGTTGGTGAATCTTCATTTCAAAAACTAGAAAAGGTTGTTGAAAAAACAAAAATAATGATTGAGTCTTGGACGGTATCAAATAATGATTCGGTTGGTAAACAACTTCATTTTGATCCGGTATTACCAAATACACATATGATGTCAGAAAGAAATAAAATGAACTCCGGACCATCAAAAGATGATTATATCAAATATGGTTGGTTATTTGGAGGTAAAAGATAAATATTATGGGATTAGATAGGAGAAGAGTTTCTGGTAAAATTTATAATGGATCAACATTAATTGTTCCCGGACAACAAGTATCTAGTGTAAAAGTAATTCCAATAACTTTCCAATATAAAAAAGGAAGTTCAAGAGACTTAGAAAGGGAATACCAAGAAATAAAACCAACAACAACACCCACACCAACTGTAACTCCAACACCTACACCAACACCAGTACCACCGGAAGTATTATTTAATGCGATTATAACAGATAATCAAGAATATATAAATGTTGGTAATAATTATTATTTACAATATGTGGAATAATAATATAAAAAATGTAAATATTTATATTTGATACTTATGTATTAATTTTTTAATATGGAACAAAATACAAATCAATTAACTATTTGGCAAAAATTGTCTAAAACATTCGGACCTAATTCATTATTAGGTCAAGACATTTCTACCTACAAATTTGATAAACAAGAATTATTAAGAACAAAAGATAGAAATGAGTTTGAAAAAGAAAAATTACAAGCGCAACAATCTTTATATCTTTCAGGCCAATGGCAGAAGATTGAAAGTAATTTATATACTCAAGCAATTTATTATGAACCAACAAGGTTGGCGGCTTTCTATGATTACGAATCAATGGAATTTACACCAGAGATTTCAACAGCATTAGACATTTATGCCGAAGAATCAACAACACCAAACGAAGATGGTCACATATTACAAATTTATTCCGAATCAAAAAGGATTAAAGGAATATTGGCGGACTTATTTAACAATACACTTGATATCAACACGAATTTACAAATGTGGATTAGAAACACTTGTAAATATGGTGATAATTTTGTGTATTTAAAATTAGACCCAGAAAAAGGTGTAATAGGAGGAGTACAATTACCGAATATTGAAATCGAAAGGTTAGAAAGAGGGATGTCACCAAAAAGTCCAAATACTGAAGTTAAACCGGGTGAAAAGGGTTTAAGATTTAATTGGAAAGAAAAAAATATGGAGTTTAACACTTTTGAAATTGCTCATTTTAGGCTTTTAGGTGATGACAGAAAACTTCCATATGGAACCTCTATGTTAGAAAAAGCTAGACGGATTTGGAAACAACTAGTGTTAGCTGAAGATGCGATGTTAATTTACCGTACCTCAAGAGCTCCGGAAAGAAGAGTATTTAAAGTATTTGTTGGTAATATGGATGATAAAGATGTTGAGCCATATGTACAACGTGTTGCAAATAAATTTAAAAGAGATCAAGTTGTTGACAATAAAACTGGAAATGTTGATTTAAGGTTTAATCAAATGGCCGTGGATCAAGATTATTTTATCCCAGTTAGAGATGCTACACAAACAATGCCAATTGAAACTTTACCAGGTGGTACAAATTTATCCGAAATTGCTGATATTGAATATATCCAAAAGAAACTTGTTACAGCATTAAGAATACCAAAAGCATATCTTGGTTTTGAGGAACCAGTTG